ATGATTATTAAAGATTTTCATTTCGTCACCGATATTGTTTTTCATAGTGTTTACTCCTTTGTTTTTCATATACAATTATAATATCAGGAATAAATACGATTGTCAATAGGTTAAACCAAGAAAATATGCATAAAAAACCCTTATTTTTACTCACTTTTTTACTTTTTTTGTTCACGGTTTGTTCTGGTTGTGTAAAAAAACTCGAAAATTGTAAAATTTTTCCAAAAATTGAGTTAGAATCAGGCAAAAAAAACGAATCAATTGATAAAAAAGTCAATACAGAAGACAAAATAAAAAATATAATTGAAAATAGAACAACCACGGCTCAAGCCACTTGTAAATTTTAAGATAAATATAGTAAAAAAAGGAAAAAATTATGAAATATTGTCAAAATTGCGGACACAACTGTCACTGTGGTGGTGATTGTATGAAAGATTACGATGGCAATGGTGAAATTAAGTGTTGTGGAAACTGCAGACACGAAGAAAAAGAAGAAAAATCAAAAATTAACGAAGATTTATTTAATGGAGCTTAAAAAAATGGCAAAAATGCGTGAATTTTTGTTCTGGAATGACAAAGGACAAGAAGAAAAAAAAGAAAATACAAGTTTAAAGAAGGCAATCAAGTCAGTACAAGAAAATTTTAAAAATCAATTGATCGGATTTGAATATATTAGTAAAAAAGGTAAAAAAATTGTTAGTTCAATTCAATTACCTCTTGGAAGAAAAAAGAAAATAGGTAGATAATGGCAAAATTAGCAAAAAGTTATGTGGCACACGAAAGAATGCCAAAAAGAACATCTCAAGGTAATAGTAAAAGAGTAAAAATGAGTTCTATGAACAAATCTCGTAAAAGATCATTTAAAGTTTATAACTCACAAGGAAAATAAATGCCAGCAATTTGTCGAAAAGGCGATAGTTTAAGTACAGGACATATTTGTGCTGGTACAACAACATTAGATACGCCTGGACAATCGACAGTTAGAGCAAATGGTATACTAATAGCAAGAGTTGGTGATCCAACAGTATCACACCCCTTTCCACCGGCGCCACCTTGCGCACCTCACGTGGCAAATGTGAACGCAGGTTCATCTACAGTTAGAGTTGCTGGCGCATTTATAGCGAGAATTGGTGATAGTACAGATAGTGGCGCTATGACAAGTGGTTCTTCAAATATCTTTGCAGGTTAGTGTATAAATATTGTTATGCCTAGTTATAGTGTAGAAAACGTATCTAACAATAGTAAAAGATCAAATCGAATCTACAAAGATTTAGATTTAGACTTTGGTCGAAACACTGTAACAAATGATGTAAATAAATTGACTGACGTTCAGGCAGTTAAAAGAAGTGTTAGAAACTTAATTCAAACTAATCACTTTGAAAGACCATTCCATCCAGAAATTGGTGGTAATGTAAGAGCATTATTATTTGAACCAGTTACACCATTGACTGCTCTCAATCTACAAAGAAAGATAGAAGAAGTTTTAAATAACTTTGAACCAAGAATTAAACTAGTACAGATTTTAGCAAGACCAGATATTGATAGAAATAGATATGCAGTTCAAATTAGTTTTTATGTAGTTGGTGTTACTAATCCAGTTACAGTAGAAACATTTTTAGAAAGATTAAGATAAGATGGCAAGTAATAAATTAGAAGTTTCAGAATTAGATTTTGATAATATAAAAAGTAATCTAAAAACATTTTTACAAAATCAATCAGAGTTCCAAGATTACGATTTTGAAGGTTCTGGTTTCGCTGTTCTTTTAGATGTTCTTGCTTACAATACACACTACCTAGGTTTCAATGCGAATATGTTGGCAAATGAAATGTACCTTGATAGTGCTGACATTAGAAAAAATATTGTGTCATTAGCAAAGATGTTAGGTTACACACCAACATCACCTAAAGCACCAACAGCATCAATTGACATTTTAGTAAACAACGCAAGTGGTACTTCTATCACTATGGCGAAAGGTACAACTTTTACAACTTCAGTAGATGGAACATCTTATCAGTTTGTTACAAATGCTGCTCACACAATTACACCAAGTTCAGGTGTTTATAGATTTTCAAGCATACCAGTTTATGAGGGTACTTTAGTTACATTTAAATATACTGTAGATACTTCTGATCCAGATCAAAGATTTATTATTCCAAGTGTGAACGCTGATACTTCTACTTTAAAAGTTCAAGTACAAAATTCTGTTTCTGATACAACAGTAGCAACTTGGACAAAAGCATCTGGTTTTACTTCTTTAGATAATACTTCAAAAGTTTATTTCTTACAAGAAGGTGAAGATGGAAAGTTTGAAGTTTATTTTGGAGATGGTATAGTTGGTCAATCTTTATCAGATGGTAACATTGTTATTTTAGAATATATTGTATCAAACAAAGCGGAAGCAAATGGTGCTTCTACTTTTACATTAGCAGGAAGTGTTGGTAGTTTTACAGATGTTACCATTACAACAGTTTCAAGTGCTCAAGGTGGCGCAGAGGCTCAAACAAAAGAGTCAATAAGATATAACGCACCGTTACAATATGCAAGACAAGATAGAGCAGTTACAACAAGTGATTATGAAACACTTGTACAAGAATTATATCCAAACGCACAATCAGTTTCAGCGTGGGGTGGTGAAGATGATGAAACGCCAGTTTATGGTGTAGTAAAGATTGCAATTAAAGCAGCGTCAGGTTCTACTTTAACAGATACAACAAAAGAAAGTATTGTAACACAATTACAAAAATTCAATGTTGCTTCTGTTAGACCACAGATTGTTGATCCAGAAACAACTTCTATTATTTTAACTTCAAATGTTAAGTATGATGAAAGAGCAACAACAAAAACTGCTGAAACATTAAAATCAGAAATTACAACTGCGATTTCAAATTATAATACAAATACACTTCAAAAATTTGATGGTGTGTTTAGACATTCAAAAGTTACAGGTTTAATTGATGACACAGACACAAGTGTCTTGTCAAACGTAACAAGTTTATTAATTAGAAAAACATTTACACCAACTTTAAGTTCATCAACAAGATATGACATTTATTTCAGAAATGGTATTTTTAATCCACACGCTGGGCACAAATCTGGTACAGGTGGTGTAATCACAACATCTGGTTTCAAAGTACCAAATGATGAAAAAATTTATTTCCTTGATGATGATGGAAATGGAAATATTAGAAGATATTATTTTGTAGGTTCAGTAAGAACATATGTAAATAATACTCAAGGAACTGTGAATTATGCAACGGGTCAAATTACAATTAACTCATTAACAATTGCATCAGTAGAAAATATACGAGGTGCTTCATCTACTGTTATTGAGATTACTGTTGAGCCAGCGTCATATGATATAGTTCCAGTTAGAGATCAAATTTTAGACATAGACACAGCAAATTCAACAATCACAGTAGAGGCAGATACCTTTGTTGGTGGTTCTGCTGATGCTGGTATTGGATACACAACAACATCTAACTACTAATGGCAAAGTTCACAGATAAAATATCAAACCTGATAAATCAACAGGTTCCAGAGTTCGTACTAGAACAACACCCTAAATTTTTAGAATTTGTTAAATCGTATTATACATTTATGGAATCAGCTGAGTTAGGCGTAACTTCAGTTCAAACTACAGATGGTATTCAATTAGAAACAGAAACAGCACAAGAGAATGAATTAATTTTAGATGGTTCTCGTTTAGATACAGATAGAACACAATTAGATGCTGGTGATAAGATATTATTAGAAAGTTCTGCCTTTGGTAAGTTTACAAGAGGTGAAACTATTACAGGTTCTACTTCAAACGCAACTGCAACTGTACTTGCTGAAGATTTAGATAATAATAGACTTTTTATTTCAGCGCAAGATAAATTTATAGATGGTGAAGAAGTGGTTGGCGCTAGTTCAAATGCAACAGCGATTATCAATAATTACAAACCAAATCCTGTAACGAATATACAAGACTTATTAAATTTTAGAGATCCTGATAAAGTAATTTCTAACTTTCTTACAAAATTTAGAAATGAGTTTTTAAATACATTACCTGAAACATTAAGTAATGGTGTTGATAAAAGAAAACTTATTAAAAATGTAAAATCACTTTATAGAGCAAAAGGTACCAATAGAGGACACGAATTGTTTTTTAGATTGTTGTTTGGATTAGAATCAGAAACAATTTATCCAAGAGAACAAGTATTAAGAGTATCTGATGGTAAATGGGATACTAAAAAGATTTTAAGAGCAATTGGTACAATTGGCGATACTGCTGATTTAATTGGTCGTTCAATTGAAGGAGAAACTTCTGAAGCAACTGCGATTGTAGAAAACGTATTTAAATTTCAAATTGGTGCAAACGAAGTATCAGAATTAATATTAAATGAAGATACTATTGTAGGTACTTTTTCTACAAGTGAAGTAATTAGAGGTACAGCATCTGATGATGATGATATTTTTATCAAAGCTACTGTAACTGGATTACCATCAGTTGTTACAATATCAAATGACGGAAGTTTATATAGTGAAACAGATTCAATAACAATCACTGGTGGAGGTCAAGGTGCCATTGTACAGGTAAACGCAATTGGTCGAGGTGGAGTATCAGAATTTATTATTGATAATCCTGGTTCTGGTTATGAAATTGGTGATGATATAGTTTTTACAAATACAGGTACAGGTGGTGGATCAGCGAGAGCGAAAGTATCAGTAGTCAATGGTGGTCTAACACAAGAAACTTCTACATCAACAACAGAAGATCATATTATATTAGAAGATGAAACAACAAGAGGCGATCCATACACAGGAAATAAAATTGTACAAGAAAGTGGTACGGGTTCAGGCGATATTACAGATATAAGAATTATATCAAACGGAAATAACTATCAATCATTACCAACAGTTGCAGTAGATGATACAAATGGTGCTGGAGCTGTTGTTTATGCTTATGGTTCAGAGATTGGTAGAGTATTAGGATTAAAGATAGTTGAATCAGGCGCAGGGTATGAAGCGTCACCAACACCACCAACATTATCTTTACCAAGTTATTTAATTATTTCAAATCTATCAGGTTCATTTACAATTGGCGAAACAGTAACAGGTGTTGATATAAGTTCAACAGCAGTTACAGCAACAGTCGTGTCGTATGACGCTGATACAGGTGTGTTAAAAGTTTCAAGTCCATCAGGTACTTTTGCTGAAAATAGTTCTTTAACAGCTGACGGTGGCGCAACTGCTACTGTTGAGAAAAATGATTTATCAACAGCAAGTGTTACAGTTGGTTCAGTTATTGATACAGACGGAACATACATTAACCAAGATGGTCACGTTTCTGAAGACTCAATGAGAATACAAGATAGTTTATACTACCAAGACTTTTCTTACGTTATCAAAGTTGGTCGTACTATTAATGACTGGAGAGATTCATTTAAGAAAACAGTACACACTGCTGGTTTCTATATTACAGGACAAGTAGATATTGCAACACAGGTTAGTGCTCAAATACAAAGTGTAACAGGTATAAATTCAGGAATTGATTACGAAGCACCAGCATTAATAATCAATACATTATTCTCTACTATCTTTGGTAGAAGATTAGGTACAACAACAGATGGAACATCTTTGAGAGTAAATCCACAATTAGGTGTTGATCCAGATTTTGATGATTCTACAAGTGAACACTTTACACCAAATACAAGAGATTTAACATTAAATCAAGTAGTAACTATAAAAATACCATCTATTGCCAAAATTAATATAAGAGGTAATGAATATAAGTTTGGTTATGCTTATTGTGGACCTCGTATGAAATCACTTAATATATACGATAATCCATTTGGTACGGACAATATGTTTAGTCCAAATCACCCTAATGTTCAAGTAGGTACTGTAGGAAATGACTCTACAGCGGCTTCATATATATCAACAATGAAAATGATAAATTGGGCAGATCATAGAATAATAGGTACTAATAGTACGATAGATGGAACAGGTGTTCAAATTAGAGATTACAATAATAATAATCTAAAAACATATGTTGCTTATCCAACAGAAATTAGTACGAGTTATTAAAAAGATGTATAAATATAATTAAGATTAAGAGGAAAATATGCCAGCAATTGTAACAAATAAATTTAGGATTCACAACGCAGAACAATTTAGTGAATCATTTTCAGAAGCGTCACCAAATATCTATTATATGGGTATTGGTAGACCTCAAGCCTTTGGTACTTTAACTAGAGGTGATAGTAGAACAACTAATGAGGGAACAGATGCTTCTCCGTTAACACCTGTTGATTCAGTACAAGACGAATTTTATTACTTTGATGATTTACTAGCAGCAAAAAGAGTTACTACTTCAGATGTATCATATGTAATACCAAGAAGAAATTGGACAACTGGTACAGTTTACGATTATTATAGACACGATTACGGAAATAGAATTACAGGTACAACAACAACTCAAACAGCAGATAGTGGTGCTTCTACATTATGGGATTCTACTTTTTATGTAATGAGTTCTACTTATAATGTTTACAAATGTTTAGATAACAATAGTGGTGCTAATTCGACAGTAGAACCAACAGGTACATCAACATCTATTCTTACAACTGGAGATGGATACAAATGGAAATATATGTATTCACTAACAGCTTCAGAACAAACAAACTTTTTATCTACAGATTTTATGCATGTGTCAACTGATAGTACAGTATCTTCTGCTGCTACTGATGGCGCAATCAATATCGTAAAAATTAAATCTGCTGGTACAGGTGGTACTGACGGAACACATACAGGTATCGCAATTAGAGGTGATGGTTCTTCTGGAACAGTTTCAGTAACTATCTCTGGTGGTGCAGTAACTGCTGTTACCGTTACAAATGCGGGTACAGGTTATACATTTGCTTATATTACATTATCAGATATTAATACTGCCGGTGGTGTTGCGTTAACAGGTACAGAATTAGATTGTATTGTCGAACCAAAAGGTGGACACGGTTTTAATGCAGTAAAAGAATTAGGTGGTTTTTATGTAATGTTAAATACTAACTTTGAAGCTGGTGAAGCAGCAAACTCTGGTGACTTTACAACAGCAAATGATTTTAGACGAGTAATGTTGATGAGAGATCCTGACTCTTCAGGTTCTGCTGCAACTTCAACAACTTTAAGAGGTACAAAAGCAGTATTAGTAACAAGTCCATCTGGTGACTTTACAGTTGATGAAGAAATTAATCAAGCAACAACTGGCGCTGTAGGTAAAGTGGTAGAATGGGATAGTTCAAACAATATTTTATACTATGTACAAACAAGATTTAACGATCACGGTGTAGATAGTAATGGCGATTTAACAGCGTTTTCTGGTACAAACACAATCACAGGACAAAGTTCAAGTGTAACAGCAACACCATCAAGTTCAACAACAACAGTTGATAGTGTATCTTTTATAGCAGGATATGCAAGTTCTGAGATTGATGCTGATACTGGCGATGTAATTTATGTAGAAAATAGATCACCAATAACAAGAGCTTCAGATCAAACTGAGAATGTTAAATTAATAATTGAATTTTAGAGGGAAATAAATGCCAAGTCCAACAGACTTTAACCTCTCGCCTTATTATGATGACTTT